TTTCTCAATTAATGAATATAACTGACCTCTTGTATACTTATAATCCTTATCAACATCATCGGTAATATTTACCATATTATCCTGTCTTTTCACACAACCATTCTCAGGTGTGTTACTTACTTGTACATCAACAACATCTTCTGTGTTGAATGCGTCATTCAATGTATCATAATTATCTTTCATGATCTTAACAATTCCAAGCTCTTAATGATTTAGATAATCTATCATCTCCAGTATTGTTGGAAGGTTTCTGTCTCTTCCTCATACCTTTCATCCTCGCACAAAAAGACGCTCTACGCTTGTTGCCAACCTTCTTTGAAGGAGCCTTAAGGTCACTTCCTGGATTCTCTTTCTCGTAAGACTTTCTTCCTTTTTCATTTAAACCACCTGATTTGTTTTGACCTTCTTTCTTTGTCCAAGCAGCACCCTCATCAACACTTGCAAATTTAGATCTAGGGTCTGCTTTCAACCTATCTTCCTTCTTTCTAAAAGGTCGTTTTACCAAGTTACCAACATCTTTTATTCTTTTACCAACAGATTTAGCAGGTGACTTCATAGTGATTGCGTCAGTGCCACCACCTCCACCACCAAGACCTGGTAGTTTACTCGTATCTTCTTGGAATTGATTAAAGGTTTTCATTATAGATCTATTTTACGTGTAGGACTATAATCCTTAGAATCTCCAAAGAAAGTTGATGATTCAGTGAATCCAAAATCATCACCTGGTTCAATGAATGGATCATCTTTACTATCTATAACATCATCTTCGTTATAATCCTTCTTCGCTTTAGCAGCAACAGTATAACGTTGAACACGTTTTGCTGTCTGTTGATTGGTATCTGAATAGTAATCCAACTGAACCTTGCGGATAAGTCCTTCTGGAGTATCTGCAATAGGACCAAACATAAAGGTTTTTGCTGTAAATTGTAATGTATAGATTAATGCTCTTCTTGTAGCAAAATCTCCTTCATAATCATCTTGTTGAGTGATACTTTGTAGTACCATTGGAATATCTCTTTTCTCTCCAATTGATTTAACTAAATCAACTGATAATGTAAAACCTGGTTGGAAGAATGGTAATATCTGTTCAAGAATTTGAAGTCCATCATCTTGAAGTTTGGTAAGAATATTTAACTCAAATCCTAGATTATATGGAACAGGCATAAAAACCTTCTTCATCTGTTCCCCATCTTTTGCTTTAAAAGTCTGAGTAATACCAGACTTTCTAGTTGGATCATATTGAATAGAAGATATCTCAAATGACATTCTTGGCAATGTAATCTGAGTTGCTTTATTTAATTCTGGTTGTTGTTGAATTCTTGCTAAAAATTTCTGTCTAGGTCCATAAGCAACAGGAACTTTCATTTCACTGATATCATTTCCAGCACCATCTTCATGACGGACATAAATGTCATTAAATAATGTACCAAAAGCAATAACTGTTTTTCTTGTTATTTCGTGATAAAAATATGTTCCTAACATTAGTAAGTACCAAATGGATTAGATTCTGTGAAATCTAAAATAGAATCCGCTTCTGTTTCAAATATGTCACCTTCGTTATATTTATCATTAGTATCCTCCTTATCGTATGCAGATACACTATACAATGCACCTGAATCCAATCCCTTAATATCTTCACCAGGGAAGAATCCTGTAGTTGTTGTACCAATCCCAACATTGCCTATCTTAAGGATCATAGTATCATAATCCCAATTCTTAACTCTTGCCTGAGTTCCAGATCTCATTCCTTGTACAACTTCATTAAACCAATATGTTCCAATCCCACTAATTGTTTCTGGATTAGAAATAGTAACAGTAGGTGATGATGTATAACCTCTACCTGGATTTTGAACATATATTGAAGAAACTTGTTTATATACCCCTGATGAACCCATAGAAGATATACCAACTGCTGTAGTACCTGAACCTGGTTGTGCAACGGTAACTAATGCATCTGTACCATAACCAACTCCATTATCAGTCATAGTAAATCTAATAACACCTTTATAAGTTTTCTCAATAGAACAAGTTGCCGCAGCACCTGTTCCACCACCACCCGATAATGTAATTATTGGTGCTGATGTATAATTTGCACCTGCATTCGTCATTAATATCTTTTCAACTGAACGAACACCTGCCCTTTCTGTTGTAAATGCAACAGCAGTAGCATTATCTCCTATTTGTCCACTAGGAGAAGTACTAATAGAAACAACAGGAACACCCGTATATCCAGATCCATCATTATTCAAGAATATCTCACGAATATATCCAGTATCAATAGATACTGATGCAAGAGCAGTTCTACCAACTCCAACTAATTGAAGTTCTTGAATATATCCTTCATCTTCTACTTGAGTATCAATAGCCTCAATAGAAGTATCAATAACCTCATCCTCATATTCAAAGAGTTCACATTTAAGTTCATAAACATAATTCTTACCTAATTGGTAAAAAGGATTCTCATGTTCTACAAATTTAACTTCAAATAATCTTTGTCCTAATGGAAAATATACTAAATCCCCTTCTCTTGGTCTGGATGATAATAGATAATCATCAGCAGACATAAATGGTGATATAAAATCCTCAAATCTTTCTTTTGAAATTGTAAGAGTTACTTCATCCCTTAAACTCATTCCAAATTTTGTTAATACATCTCCAGTACCAGCATATCCATCATAATTATTGACGTATGCTTCTATGGCAAAATTATCATCAAATTTTGATGCTTGAACTTCCTGTATTATTGATTTTACATTTACAAATTTTCTTGGTATATAAGTAACTTCAACACCAAAAGTTCTCAACTGTTCATTTATTAAGTCTTGAACTAATCTTTGTTCTGAAGATGTTCCTTGTAGAAAAAACGGATTGAGTGCCATATTCTATCACCCAATAAAATCATATGGTGGTATTTCAAATTCAGAAGCCATTCTTCCTCTAAGATCATTCAATTCGTTAACAGCCTCACTATAGATTTCACTACCATTCATTTCAATTCCACCAGGAAGTTTTACTCCCTTGAATTTACTCATATTTTGACCCCATTGCTTTTTAATCAATGCAGTCACCCACTGTTTTAAGAACAGATCATTATACACATTTGTAAATGTTGCTGGATCTAATGCTCTATAACAATCTAAAATTAACCAATTATCAACCGATTCTGCACCCCAATCAATATCCATATATAACCTATTTTGTCTCTTATTAAATCTTACTTGTTTATCTGTTGTAAGTAAATGATCAATATCCTCAAGATATGATTTTGTCATTGCATATTGTAATAGATTCACAGAATTAAAATAATATAAGTCATTCATGAATAATTGATATTTAATACTAAACATTCCACCAGAAATAGAACTAGTATCAAATTTAAATATTTTCTCTATACCAATAACAGGGTCTGGAACCTCTATGAAGTTAGATGATTCATACCAATTAGAAGTAACAGTACCTAAACCACTTACAGCACTAGAATTGACAGTTGTAGTTACTATACCAACTCCATCAGTATTTTTTCCAGTCCCTCTGTCAATATCTGCTTGAGTTATCTTATATTTAAGATACATTCTCTCAACACCATCAAAATGGCGTTCTTGGTACAATTGAATGCCATCGTCAATAGCATCTTCTATCTGCTCATGGGAAACATTGATCTCTAGAACAGGAGCACCTAATCTTCTAAGGCAGTAATCCTTGAATTCAATTCTGTTAGTGATAGCATGTCCTGCCATTATTCTTTATCCTCGATGTTGGCGGTTTCTTGTAGAAGATTATTTATTTTTTCCTCATAATCTTGTTTTAAAGTTTCAAGTTTAGCTTCTAAAAGAACGTTTTGATTTAATGCATTTGCAAGTTTTTGATGATATATTTTCACAAGAACATTTACGTCAACTTCACTGTTTTGCTGCATTTAGAATGTACCTCCGTCTAGGGTTGAAGTCCAAGATGGTTTGTTAGAGTAATTAACATTAACAGCACTTGGATTTACGCTTAAATTAGCGATAGCACCGCTATTTCCCTCTTTTCTTAAGTTATTAGTAGTATTAAATGTACCTTCAACACCAACTAAAGCAACTGAAGTTCCAGCATTAACTGCTGTTTCAACTACACCATAAGCACCACTAGTATCTTGCTTAACAATATCACCAACTGCTAATGTTACATTACCTGATGTTGTTAATGTATTCTTAGTAATAGCAACCATAACTTGTTTAGAAGTTATGACTGGAGATGTTGGTGCGTTAGTTGTTGATGTTAAACCAGATGATGTATAGTATGCAATACCATGTGTATTGTAATCACCAGTCTGATAATAGATACCCTTAATATCAAGATAACCTCTAGTACCAGTTATTAAACTATTAGCAAGGTTAGCATCAGGAACATAAGTCCAAGATCTTGCAGGAGCACTACTATTTGACTGTGTTTGGTCAATATAACCAAAGAATCCTAATTTATTATTACCAGTTCCACTACTTGTATTATATCCAAAAGAAATACCACGATCAGTTTGAGTATCATATGCGTGAGTAACTGTTAATTGAGTTGTAGTAGAGATACCTGGGTTACGGACAGTAACATTAACAGTAACAATTTTGTTTACAGTATCATATCCAGTAACTGTACCAACACCAGATAGACCCAAATAAGGACTTCCAGAAATAACGTCATTAGTATTAATACCAACAACAGAATCTAATCTAAGTGTACTAACACCAACTGCAGCAGTCGTCATTAGTGTCTTTTCACTTGTAAGATCACCAAGATGCATTATGGGATCATTAAGTGTAGAAACTGTAGAGTTTACAGAAGTTGTTGTACCATCTACTTGTAGACTACCTTTAACAATAACAGTACCTTCATTACTTAATCCATCTGGATAAGGATCAAGATATAAAAGATTTCCTGCTCCTCCTTTAGTTGAAATAACATTATCTTTTATTTGAACTTGGTCTACACCAAATGCTCCACTAAACGCAACTTCACTATTAAATGTCCAAGGAGCACCAGTTACCTGTACCCTATCTGTACCATTTTCATCATATTCAATTTTAGCATTCTTATCAGTACCAAAAGTAAAGAAACTATCATCTGGGATTATTACTTCACCAGTTCCATTAGCATCAAGTGTAATATCTCCATCTGTATTTGTTGAAGATAAAGTATTTACATCTAAACGAAGATTATCTACATTCCATTGATCTACTTTTCTATTACTATCAAGAACAGCAACTATACCACCGTCACTATTTCTTGTATTTGTAACACCAGCAACTGTACCTGGTGTATGTTCCATCATAGAAGTGTAATAATGACCTCCAACAGGGATTACATTAGTTCCATCATCTCCAATCCAAACTCTATCTTTGAACTGATTAGTACCGCCGTAACTGCCTATACCAGTTACATACGCCATTTCCCCCCAATTCAAACTGGCAGGTTTACTTGTGCCAGAAGATCGTTTGATTCTAATAATACTGGCCATTAAAAGTTCCCTCCGTTAATATCTAGATTCTGGGTTGCACCTGGAGTCAATTCCAAAG